TGGAATTTATTGTATTAAGAATTTAGCAAATCATAAGAAATATATAGGACAAGCTCAAGATATTTTTTATAGATTTTATGATCATTTGAAAATGCTGAATAAAGGAAATCATACATCTAATTATTTGCAACATGCGTGGGATTATTATGGTGATCAATATTTTAAGTTTTATGTTATCGAAAAATGTCCTATTGAAAAATTAGATGAAAGGGAGATATTTTTAATAAAAAAATTGCATGCCCATGTTTCTGAAGGAGGATACAATATGTCTTGGGGAGGTGTTGCTCCCATGAGAGGCTGTAAGCATACAGAAGAATCTAAAAAGAAAATATCGCAAAGTGGCATTGAAAGATTTAAAAATCCAGAAATTAGAAAACAATATTCCAAAATGTCTTTGGGCGAGAATAATTCTAGATACGGGGTTATTTTGTCGGAGGAATTTAAGAAGCACCAATCTGATATTCAATCAAAAGATAAAAGTTGGAGATTTGGAAAAAAGAATGTTAATGCGTCTTCTGAATATCGTGGGGTAAGGATGTCTCGTGATTCTTGTTATCCCAATAATGTTTATTGGAAAGTTGAAATTAGTAGGATATATGTGGGATGTTGCAAAACGGAAATTGAAGCCGCAGAAATGTATGACAAATATGTTATAAAAAACGGGCTACCAAATATTTTAAATTTCCCAAATAAAGATTATAATTTGTGACACAAAATAAATCATTGCGGAGGTGTTTTTCTGTATAACGGAATAAAAACTCTAGAATTATCGGAAGAAGAACTTGCTGATTTTTATAATGGTAAATTAAAAGTTGATGCTCTTACAAATCAATATTTGCTATTAAAATTAGGAAGTAATATTGTAGACAAATTTAGATATGATGGCAAAAAATTTGTAAAACTAAAATATCAGTCTTTTGATTCCCAAATACTAGGAAAAATAAAACCCCGTAATATTCGCCAAGAACTATATATGGACTTGCTATGTAATGACAAAATTTTAGTAAAATCTGCTCTTGGTCGGGCGGGATCTGGTAAGACATTCCTTGCAACTGCTTATGCTTTGCAAGAGCTTCAGCGTGGCACATTTGAAAGAATGGTCATAATCCGTAATGGGATCAAAGTTCAAGGCGTTCCTGACTTGGGCATACTTCCAGGTGATGTAACAGACAAATTAAAAAGTTCTTGCATGTTTATGGCTGATATTATGGGTGATTTATTTTTTGATAATTTCTTGCAAAATAATAGGATTCAAATATCATATCTTGGGGATATGAGAAGTCGTAGTATTTCTAATTCTATTATCTTGTGCAACGAAAGCCAAAACTTGAACACCGAATTAATAAAAATGGTTATAACTCGTGTGGGTGAAAATAGTCAACTGATTTTAGATTTTGATTTATCGCAGATTGATCACAAGAACTTTGAAAAAGACAATGGAATGCTATCGATGCTAGAGGGATTACAGGGAAATGAATTATTTGGTGCAGTAGAACTAGACAGAATTGAACGCTCTGCTGTAGCAAGGTTGGCAGAACTAATTAAATAGTCAAGGAGAAAATATGGAAAATCAAAATGAAAACTTTGAAGAAAAAGAAGAAGAGTCTCCTTGTAGCGAATGTGCTTCTAATAATTATCCCGATTTTACACTAGAGCCAGATGAGGAAGCACTAAAAGCAGGTATTCGTGAGGCTAGTTATTTGCTAGGTTTTGCCGGAAGCATTAACGCGCTTGGACTATCCGAGTCTTCGCTCATGAAAATTATTCTTAGCAAAATAGATTTTGGTCATCAAAAAGAATTATTAAGGATGCAAAATGCTAGTGAAGAGCGCAGGGTAGATACTTTGTCTAAAAGTAAAATAGCGCTTATTGATACAAACGATCTTGACACATAAAATATGTATTTTATGAGGTAAAATAATTATAATTTGTTTAATGCAGAAATTCCCTATTTTATGATAGGGAATTTTTAGATTAAATAAATAAAAAGGAGGGATTATATGGCTAATTTTAATTTTTCTCCGGCGATTAACTCTGACACTTTCGATGGGGTTTCTTTAAACTGATATTATAGTTGCAAATAATTCACAATATTTTGAATTTAAAGTTCCCCCCAAAATTATTGAGAAAGTAGGTTTAAAAGTGTCAGGAGTATCATCTTTTACAGGAATTGCTAGTTCTACACTAGGGGGATGGATAGAAACTAATTAATAATAAGTTCTAGCCTTTATAGTGTTAATGGAAAAACGCCTGCTTTGTAAGCAGATTTTCTTGGTTCGATTCCAAGTAAAGGCTTTTAGAAATTGAGAATTTTAACATTTATATATTATAGGAGATAGAATAAACGTATGGCAACAAAATTGTCATCTAAAAAGAAGAAACTAAAAAGTGATTTAGACTTACAAGTATATTGCAGAAAATGCCAAGAGACAAAATCATATAAAGAATTTTACACAAGTGTAGATAGCCTTGATTCTAATGGGTATATGTCTATATGCAAAAAATGTTGCAATGAAATATATGAAAATAATTTTGTAGTCGAAAGAAGTCTTGAAAAAGCGTTGTTAAAAACATGTAAAGCATTAAATATAGCATGGATTTCCAATGCTGTTGGTGGGACTAAGGCACATATTGAAAAGTTTAAGAGCAAAGGTAAGACAGGATTACAAGTTTTTGGTATATATAAAAGTAAAATTTCCACGCTTTCGAACTTGTCAGGAGACGCATCATTGACATTTGAGGAATATCCTACTGTGGAATCAATATCAATCAATGAAAAAGTCACTGATGACCAAGATTTCAATAAGTATCTAAAAGAATTTTGGGGGCCAGATTTACCATTTGATGATTATGAATTTCTAGAATCAGAATTAGCAAGATATGAAGAGACACATAAAAGTGATACTGCTAGTGAAAAATCACTGTTGAGGCAGATTTGTTTTGCAGAATTAGATATTAGAAAAAGCAGAATGGGTGGAAAATCAGGAGATGCTTCCGCTATTAAAAGATTGCAAGATCTTATGAAAACAGCAAGTGTAGATCCAGGCAAGGCATCTTTGGCAAATAGTGGCAAAGCAAAAGAAACTTTTTCATCTTTTGTGAAAGTAATTGAAGAAAATGAGCCGGCATCGTATTATGAAGATAAAAAACTCTTTAAGGATTTTGATGACATTGATTTTTATTTTAAAAAATATGTGACTCGTCCGTTGAAAAATTTTGTAACGCAAAGTAGGGATTTTAATGTTGAATCAGAAAATGATGTAGACGAGTTAGTAGACTCTGAAAGCGAATAATTATGGCTACCTCTCTGCGTCCTTATAAAAATCAAGAAAGAAAAGATATTTCTTCGCAAGATGCTTTTACACAGCCTAAATCAATGATAAAAGCTTCTGAAATAAAGGGAGAAAGAAAAGAACGTCTTAAGCGATGGATTCATTTTTTTAGAGCAAATCCGAATTATTTGATTAGAGATTATTTTGGCATTACTTTACATCCTTTTCAAAAACTAATGATATGGGTTTTACAAAAAAGCACATTAGCTTATATCGTTGCTGCTCGTGCCGCTAGTAAAACTTTTATTATTGCAATTTGGGCTTTAACTTTATGCGTGTTATATCCGGGGATTAAAGTTGTCACAGTTTCGAAAACCTTGAAACAAGGATCTTTAATTATTGGAAAAATTGAAGAATTGAGGCATAAACATGCTAATATATACAGAGAAATTGAGCATCTTACAATTAATCCTAACAATGCAGAAGTAGTGTTCCATTGTGGAAGCACAATAAAAGCAGTTCCAAGTTCTGAATCTGCCCGTGGAAATCGTGCCAATTATGTGATTGTTGAAGAAAGTCGCTTAGTTCCAAAAGAAATATTGGAATCAATTATTAAGCCGTTTCTAGAAGTCCGCTTGCCTCCTTATATGCACAAAAAAGAATATAAAGATAATCCTATATATAAAGAGGAAGGAACTATATCATACATTACTTCTGCTTGGTATACTGCTGAGTATTGGTATACATATGTAAAAACTTGTATCAAGAAAATGATTTCTGGTGATGAAACATCAAACTTTCTGGCTTTTGATCATAAAATTGTAACAAAGCATGGCACAAAGACAGAAAAAATGATTAAAGAAGAAATGGAAGATAGCGATGAACTAACTGTCCAATTAGAATATTATAATATTCCATCTGGCTCTAGTGGCAAAAGTTATTTTCCGTTAAAATTATTTAATCGGTGTTTAAAAAAAGCCGCTTATCCACAAGAGATTGATGATTATAGTCCAAAGAAGAATAAACATGACATTCCTAAAGAAGATGGGGAAATTAGATTTTTGACAGTGGATATTGCTACTCGTGCAAATAAAGTAAACGATAACTCAATCATTGCTTGTGCAAGAATGATACCAAATCCTGGCTACGGATATGAAAGACAATTAATTTATCTTGAAAGCCATAAAGGACAACATGTCGGCATACAAGCAAAAAGAATTAAAGAAATTTTTTATGATCTTTCTTGCGACTATATAGTAATTGACGCAAGTTCTGGGGGCATTGGGGTTTTTGATTCTTTGAGCGAGAATACCTACGATGAAGAACGTGGAGTAAATTATCCTCCCATGACAGTTGTGAACGAAGTTTTTTCTATTATTCCCGATGACAAAAGAAGAGATTTTTTAGAGAATCATACTCGTGGCGCTAATCCTTTGCAAATAATATTTCCTATTGTTGCTAGTCAAGAAATGAACAGTCAAATAGCAACATCTTTTAATAGATGTTTGAAAAAAAAGTTGTGGAAGTTTTTAATTGCAGAAGGAGATGCTGAAGATTATCTTATAAAGAATGTTCCAGAATTTACGAAAAATGTTGATGATAGTGATATGTACGCGAGATTATTAAACCCATATTTAGGAACAACATTATTAATTTCAGAGGCGATTAATTTAGACTTGAAATTAGTTGGAGGAAGTGTAAAATTGGTTGAAAAGCCGGGGTGTTACAAAGACAGGTACTCGGCAATATCATATTTAAATTATGTAGTTGAAACAGAATTTGATAAATCTCTATTGAAAGAAAATGATAATACGATGTCAGAACTAGAAGCTCTTGTTGGTGCTTTTCAAACAACTTAACCTCTAAAGAAAGGAGGATAATAATTTGAGTGAAGATATTAAAAAAATAGATGATCCAGAACTATCTGAATCGTTAGTTTGGGATATGCTGCAATTTGCCCAAGCACAAGGGTATATTTATCCTTCGGCGTGGACTCCCAATACCGTAAATGCAAGGATGCTTGATATAACATTATTAAATCAAGCAAACAATGGGATTACAGAAGACAGAGTAGCAAAAGCGTTAGGAAATCCAAAAAGTTCAGAAAAAGACTTATTAGCTATTTCCGAAAGTTTTGAACTTACTAATATGTCTTATAAAAAAATGCTTGAATATCTTTCAAATCTTCCTTCTTGGGGATTGAGCTATTATTGTCAAAATATATCAGATAAAAGAGAATATAAATCTAAGGCTTATAAAAAAGATTTAGATATATTCAAAGATTTTACTTTTAAATTTGATTATAAAAAAGAATTTGCAACAATTTTAAAAGAACTTTTTAGGTCTGAAACTTACTATGGGATTTTAAGAGATGAGGGATCAAAATATGTTATGCAACAGTTGCCTCCAGACAAATGCCTGATTACTGGAAAATGGGATTATGGATGGCTATTTAGTTTTGACTATACTTTTTTCATGAACTCTGGTATAGATCTTGGAATGTTTCCTGATATATTTTCGAAAACATATAATCGCTTATTTGTAAAAGATAGGGCAGTTGATTATAAACCATCTTTGCCTATTGATATAAGGTCAGAAAGTACTTTTGCTTTGTGGGCTGATTGTAGTCCGGTTGACGGATTTTGGGCGTGGAAGTTACAAGGAGATCAAAATGTAAGGATACCGTATTTTACGCCGTTATTTCCAGATTTAGCAATGCAACCATTAATTAGATCCTTACAAAAAAGTTCTTATATGGCTGCTGCTGCAAAACTAGTATTTGGTAGTGTGCCTTTGTTAGACCAGAAAGCAACTTTGAAAGATGCAATATCGATCAACCCTAAACTTCTTGGTGAATTCTTGCAATTAATTAAAATGGCAGTAAATAATGATGCAGTTAAAGTTGCTTCTGCCCCTCTTTCTGACATGAAATCAATGGAATTTAAAAGTGATAATGAAATATATTCTTCTTATAACCGTACAACTACCGGAATGGCAGGAAACTCAAATATTTTATTTCCAAATGAAGGAAAGCAGAACCAAGTTGAAACTTATTTTTCCGCAGATATAGATATTATGCTATCAACTAGTATTTATCCTTGGTTTAATAATTTTATGGAATATCAAATCAATAAACTTACTAAAAACTATAAGTTTGGAATTCAGTTTGAAGGATCTAATTTTTATGTTGACAAGGAAAGAAGATTGAAAAAACAAACTGACCTTATGGCTTTAGGCGTTGTTAATCCAGTTAAACTTGCTGCTGCCATGGATGAAAACCCATTTATCATGCAAGCCCAATTAGAAGAGGCTAGAGCAATGGGATGGGTTGACGAACTTACCCCAATTATCCCTGGTACTCAAATGTCTGGAAATTTATCTAGTTCTGGAAGGCCTGCAAAATCAGATCAAGATCTTTCTGATTCTGGGGCTGAAACGCGAGATAGAGGGTCAAATATTGAGAAATAATTAAATACACGTAACAGAGTAGCTATTTTAAGCTCCGGCTCCGCGTGTAAATCATAAAAAGAAAAAAATGGAGGAATCATATGTCTTTTTCAAAACCTAGCAATACTCAGAAAAATAATTTGAATCGCAATAGCCGTGCCTATGCCAATCTTGGGGATGTTGTCCAAAACGCCCCTGTATCTGGAAGTTTTGCGGTAACTGCTTCCCAGGCTGCTGCATCTGCCATTGTTGTGCAGACCAATCTTTCTACTATTCGTGGCAAAATGGTTCAGATCTTTGTTTCTGGCAGTCCTGTTTCTGCATCTGGTATTTACGTGTCTACAACCGGAAGCAATATCAATATTACTCCTGTGAACGGATATAAATGCGCTGCAAATGACCAAATTAACTATGTAGTATTTTAATTTTAATATTAAATTACTTTCATAGGAAGGAGGATAATAAGTGAAATTATCTGAAAATTTAAATGATGCTTTGAACCAGCAAATTATGATTGAACTTGGAAATCAAAATAAGTACATGCAAATTCAATCTTTATTTGAAAATATGCAATTAAAAAATCTTGCAAAGTTTTTTAAAGAGCAATCTGCTGGAGAAAATGATCATGCAAATCTATTCATGGACTATATTAATGACAGAATTGGTGGAAAAGTAAAAATAGAAGAAGTTAATAGTCCTATAATCAATTTTGAGGATATTAATAGTATCGCTGATTTTTATGTTAAGACAGAGCAGGAGACAACCGAGAGCATAGAATCTTTATATAATCTTGCATTGGAAGAAAAATCTTATATTGATTTAGGTTTTTTGGAAAAAATGTTGAATGAGCAAGTGGAAGAAGAAGATATATCGATATCTTTTGCTACAAGAATAAAAGCATGTAAAGATATTGTTTTATTCGATGCGACATGGGAGTAAAAATGTATATTGTTAATCCCGAAGAAATAGAAGATAAAATATCTATGAAAAGATGGATTGCAAAATACTTTATTGATAACAATGTCCCCGTTCTATCACAAGATGGGGACACTGTATATTTTGCCAATTCGTCTTTGTTTAAAGAATATTTTAAGAAAGCACCTTTTTACGTTAAGATATTTATGGAATTTGCTTCATAAAATATGCTTTTTTGTTGGATATTAGATCTTTGCAGAAAGGAGGAAAAACGTTTGAATGAAAAATTAAGTTTTTCCGTTACTGGCATTGAACTATTGAATGAATCTAATGACTCTCAATTTGCAACATTAAAGATTGATGCTTTTGCCAGTGGCGATAATTCTCACTCGCTTTATGTAAGTGAACAGGCATTAAGAAATGCTGCTGAAACAATATTAGAAAAACCTATTGTTTGGAAGTATAGTCCTATAACAGACGATGCAATGAGCCATGAAAAAGAAGAATATGCAGTTGGATTTGTTCCTAAAGATACAACGATTGATTTTAGAACATTAGATGATGGGCGCGTAATGATGTCAATCATTGGAAAATTGTGGACTAAATATTCAGGAAAGTTAATGGAAATATTCCAAAGAGATAAGAGCAAATCTGTTTCAGTAGAAATAGAAGTTCTTGATAAAAAAAATGAATCAGACTTTGGTATGCCTGAGATCCTTGCTTTTTGCTATCGTTGTATAACTGTTTTGGGTCAAATAGTTCGCCCCGCAATACAAGGTGCAAAAGCTGATTTAATTGCTTTTGCTATTCAAGAAGAAGCTTCTTATCAAGAAGCTTATAGCAAGGAATTTTCTAATAAATACGCAGATATAGATTTTACTATTCCTCGTAAAGTAAAATTAAATGCTCAAAAATCATTAGATGAGCATAAGAAAAAAGGAATAAATGGTAATAGTGTTCACCTTGCTATGGCTAGGTTTTTAACTAAAAATGAAAAGGCAACTCCTGAAAAAATAAAATCTATGGCTCAGTTTTTTGATCGTAAAGTCCAATATGATGAGATTACTATTGGGTTTTATGGTGGTAAAGCAGGATGTGGATGGAGTAAAGATATTATGTCTAAAATAGATGATATTGATAGTAAACAATTATCTTATTTTTCTGAAGATAATAATGTAATTACTTTTCCTTATTCTAAAATTGAAGATGCTCCAGAAAATATGAAAAAATTAGATGGAGTTTCTTTAACATTAGATCAAATTAATCAAATCGCCAAAGTAGCTGATGAGATCGGTGTAAATAAAGAAAAAAATGGCTATGCTATTGCAAAGAGCCAATTTAAAAAATCACATAAAATAAAAGATGGCAAATGGGTTAAAATGGCAGATGAAGAAGGAAATATAGAATTAAATTCCAAGAAAAAGGAGGACAATAGTGTGAAGGTTGAAAAAACAGAATTGATTAAAAATGCTGAAATAAAATTTTCTTTGACATCTTCCCAAATTGTACAAATACTTAATAGCGCTCTCTCTGAGTTTAAGTATGGCGAAAATAATTGGGAAAAGTACTGGGTTTATTCGTTTGACAATGAATATTCTTATGTTAGAGACTCTGAAGATGGCAAAAGTTATCGGATGAAATATTCAATAGAAAATTTGAAAGCTAAAGTTGATGTAGAAAGTAAAGAAGAGGTCATTGAAGGATCTCCTTTACCTATCAGTGAGGAAAAATATATTCCAGAATTTTCTGACGAAGAAGATGATAATAATCCTGAAGACGAAAAAGGTGTTTCAGAAAAAGACGGAAATAAGATTAATCAAGAAAATATGTCTCTTGATGGTAATCTTGATGTCTCTGCATATCTAGGATTTCTTGAAAACGCCACCGATGTTTCTGAAGAAATGACTGCTAAATATAAAGCGTCAGATGGCACATTGAATCATGAAATGATCCATAAAATGGCGTATAATAAGATGTGTAAAATGGCTGAGGATTTAAAGAAAGCGCAAGAAGATAAAGATGTTTACATGGCAGAAATTGAAACTTTGAAAAAATTTAAGAAAGATACTGAAAGTAAGCAATTTGCTTGTGAACTCGAATCTACTTTTGCCGAAGTTTCTGAAGTATTGCCAAAAGAAGAAGTTGACAAATTCCGCGAAGAAAGTATTAACTATAGTCTTGATACAATAAGCGAACTACAAAACAAGATTAAAGCTGTCGCATTTTCTTATACTGGAAAATCAAAGAAAATTGATGATGGAATTACCCGCTTTGCAAATTCTTGGGTTAATCAAAAATCAGAAAAAGATTATACTAACGGGTGGATTGGAAAAGCATAATTGCTTTTTCTTATTATAAAATTTTTTATTTACGAAAAGGAGAATAATAAAATATGGCAAATCATGCTGTTATGATTCCTAGCAAAATTGGTGCTATGTATGATGGTGCATTTTTGCGCAATGTAATTTGTGCTTCTAATGTCGATAATGGTAACGTTTTTGTGCTTAATACTGTTTCGGGGACTACCGGAGAGGGTGAAGTGTGGAATGCTACTGCGCCTACATCTGCCTCTGCTACTGGCGTTTGGATGGCTGGAGAGCCTGAAGTCCCATTTGGTACTGCTGGTGATAATGTATATCGCGGTATTGGTAATATTCAGGATTTCTATAATTCCGCATCTCACGTGTTTACTGCTTTTAAACCCCAGGTTGGGGATATTATCACTTTAACTGCCGAAGCTTTTGACACGGCTCCAAGTGCTTATGCTATTACTGCTTCTGGCAAATATACTCTTGAATCTAATGCTACTGCTGCATCTTCCGGCTTTTGCTTGAAGTATTTGAATACTACTTATATTCCTTCTGCCAGTGGTTCAGCAATTGGTACTGGACGTATCACAGCCTATCGAATGGCTGTTGTCACCGTATAATAAAGTAGTCATGTTTTAACTTGACTAACAATATCAAGAAGATATGAAAAGGAGAATAATAAAATATGACTATTAAATTGCCGTCGAATGTTATCCAGTTTGCTGCTGGAAATACTGGTTTATATGAAAATTTTGTTGATTACTGGAACCACTATCAGGCAGAATATCAAGGAAAGAACAAAGACTATGTAAAAACTGTATCTTTTGCTGAAAAAGAATCAGCACTTAATGCTATGATTCTTCGGGAAATTGGTATGGCTGCTGGAGTTGATTTTACTGCACAGCCTATAGAACGGTTTGTAAGTCACCCTCTAGTCTGCTGGGCTGCTGGTAATATTATATCACAAATGATTGATGCCGTTCTTCCTTCTACAATGGTCGAGGGCATGTCACCTATTGTCGATATTAGAGTTGCGGGGTATGGAGAATCACCTGTTTTCGACATTAAGTCTCGTGATTTATTCCGAGTGACTAAAGCGGGACGTGGCATGAGGGAAGCTGAAATTCAGAAAGGTTTCATAAAGCAGGTTACTCTGTATCCTGAGCCTCATATGATTACAGTTGGTGTAAGTCTTTTCCGCGTTTTATCAGGCCAAGAATCTCTTGCAGAATTTACAACCAAAGCATTGCGAAGTATTGAATCGCAGTTTACTATTGATATTTATAATGCTTTTGCTACTAGTATGGCTGCTTTATCTAGTGATGCTACTACAGGGCTACTTGCAAGTGGCTGGAGTGCTGATACTGCTACCTTGCTTAGTCAACGTGTATCTGCTTTTAGTGGTGGGGCAAAAGTTGTGATGCTTGGAACTAAACGCGCATTGGCAAAAGTTCTGCCCGATGATACTAATACTCGCGCTGATTATGCATCTGACTATGTAAAAGTGGGTTATGTTAGAACCATTAACGGAATTGACACGGTTGAGATCCCTCAAGTTGCAGATTGGACTAATCCGTTTGCAACGCTTATTAGTGACAGTTATTTGTGGCTCATTGCTCCAGGAACTGATAAACTTGTAAAAGCGGTGTTGGGTGGATCGACAATGGCTCGTGTTGATGATCCTTATGCTTCCCCTGCGTTGCTTCAAAATGCAACATTTACTAAGCACTGGGTTACTGGTGTGGTAACTTCAAGTGTAGCTGCAACAATCGCACTGTAATATTTTTGTAATAAGATTACTAGTAGTAGAAGATTTAATCTTCTACTACTAGTAAGTAGTAAAAAAATAATATTTTAATATTAAAAGGAGAAACAATAAAATGGCAAGAGCTAAGTCTTTAGACAAAAGCCCAGTAACAGCAGAAGCAAAAAAGATTGCTAATCTAGAAAAAAAGATTAGTGAATTAACAAGAATAATTGAGTCATCTCAAAGCCTATCTAATAGTGCTGTTAGTTCAGCACTAGAAATAGATATTCCTTCTAATAAGCAAATCCGCGTTATGTCATTGTGCCCTGAAATTTTAAATCTTTCTACAGAAAAAGGTGGGCGGGGTCATCGATACACATTTGAAGTGTTTGGAGAAGTAAAAAAAATTCCATATGGAGATTTAATCCAAATTAATCAAAACCATCGTAATTTTTTAGAAGGTGGAAAATATTATATTCTAGATGAAAGGGTCGTTCTTGAAGAAGGGTTAACATATGTTTATGAAAAAATTCTTCCTAAAGACAAGATAGAAGAAGTTTTAAATAATGGAGATCATGCTTTGGAATATTTTCAGCAAGCAGATCAGCGCCAAAAGAAACTTATAGTCGATATGCTAGTTAGAAAAATGACAGATGGTATTGATGCTGATTTTAATCTTATTGCTAATATTGATAGGATTTATAACTCTAAGGATGATCCAAATTATATATCCATTGTTGATAGAGTGAAAAATAACAAAGAACTTTTAAGCTCTTTTGATAAAGAACAGCAACAACAAAAAAAGTAAAAGTGTATAAAGAGAATATAAAAGAATATTCTCTTTATTAAAAAAATTATCTTTTAATTAAAAGATAATTTTTTTAATAAAAATTAGACAATAAGAAAGGAGGACTATGACTACTTCGGCTGATACTATTACTGATCTTTTTATGATGAGAATACAAAATGATTATATTTTAAATAATATTTATGCAAATAGTGGATCAATCGTCCTTACGAATTATACTGAGCCATTTTTGCTTGATGCAATTGATATATTTAGCCCATTTTCTGAGGAAGATCTTACATATGTTGAAGGTTCTGCTTCTTCCGTTGGGTATTTTGCATCGGATTTAAGTAGAGAAGCAAAAAATATATTATCTAAGTGTATGACACTATCATGGGTTCAAAGACAAGTAGCTAATCAAATTGCTTTAGGGCGATATGTTGTTGACCGAGATTTTAGGATGAGCGCTCCTAATCTCCCGTCTCTTCAAAATTATTGTATTTGAAAACAGAAGAAATAGACAAATTGTTAAGCGATTACGCCTATCGAAATTTAAATTGGGAAAACTGGCAAAACCAATTGTTTGATCTAGGATAGGAGGATAAATTGAAATATTATTCTCTTTCCCCTGGTTTATCAACAGGTTCACAAATATTGCTGAATGATTTTAAAGCTTCTGCTAGTGCTATTTTTGAATTGAGTACAGATGTGTTCGACATTCAGAGAGAATCAACTTTCGGAAGTGGATCTTATATTAATATTCGCGCTCGTGTGACTTCAGCAGTAAATACTTTGACAGGAAAGCTCAGGGGTGATGATTGGAAGCAGATAATCTTTCATCCTTACGATAATTTTACAGATGGTATTGGATGGTTGTATAAGTTTTCTTCAAACACATGGATATCTGTTTTTAGCGATGTTCTAAAAAGTGTAGTCACTAATTGCACAGTCAGGCGTGCTAATGAGCATCTCCGCTGGATTGGGGACGATGGTGTTTACTATGATGTTCCATGCATTGTAGATTACGATTTGACCGGAGTGAGAGATCTAGTTCGACAAGATAATATTGTTTTACCACAAGGATATATCTCGGTATATGCCCAATTGAACGATAAAACAGAAAAAATAAGACCAAATATGAGGTTTTTATTTGGTCGTCCAAATCAAAGAGTCTGCTGGCGTGTTTATGGCAATGGCATCATGAATAGTCAAGGGCAGATAACAGATGATGAAACATCCAGTAGATTACTGGTATTAACAGTTGGTGGATATGAATATAATTCAGAATTGGATAATCTAGAACTTGGTATATGTAATTATTATAAAAATCAATACAGTATATCTCTTTCTTCCTCGTCTATATCTGGCAATATATCAGAAACATATCCTATTAATGCCACATTATTGTGTAATAGCGTACCAGCGTCTGGATCTCTTACTTATTTGACAGGAGCATCATCTATAGCAAGCATTTCTGCTTCTGGTTTATTGACATTGAACGCATCTGGCTCAACAATAGCGACAGCTTACATGGGAGGGAATTCATCTATTTCTGCGAGTGCCCTAGTAACTGTGACTGCATCTAGTACGAGTACAATCGAAGTTCGTATAACTCCATCTGACAATACTTCAATCTTAGAAGAAGATTATACTGATTTTTCGGCATATTTATATGTTAACAGTATACAACAAGCAGATTCCTTTATATTTACTGTTGCTAATTCTAATGTGCCTGTTGCAAATTATACAATGTCTAATATAACAGATAATAGTTTTAGGATTACAAATAATGCAATGTTCTTAGAGCACCCATTATTAGTCAATGCTATTAGTGGTTCCTATATAAAGCAAGTTTCTATTCAACTAAATGGATCATTCTAAAGGAGATAGATACAAAAATTATGACTAGTCAACTTTTAGATGGAATACAAGCAGTTTACAATAAGTATTCGGGGTTAAAAGAAGTTCCATATAATATTGTAAAATATTTGATGGACAACGATGAAGAAATATGGAGATTGCTTAAGCATGATACTCCTGATGCTTGGAATGCAACCAAATATGCCAATTTAACTAAGGCAGAAAAAGGCGCTCTTATTTATACTGGAACTGGGGCTTTAACTGACTATCGTCTATTTCTAGATCCAGGAATGGACGAATCTTGGACAATAGCAACAACCGTATTAAGAATAAGCCCAGTAACAGTTATACCTAAAAATCATGTCACAGGAACTCAATCTATTCGATTTGAAGTTTATTCTCATGCTACTTTGAACATGCTTAGCAACAGAGAACCTAGAAGTTTGTATATTGTGAATAGACTCATAGAAGTATTGAATGGCGCAGATATTGAAGGATTGGGGAGAATATTTTTTGATTATAAAGCATCTCAATATTGTAGGCTTATGAGTATTAATGTTGGCAATGCAACGTATAAGGGATGGGACTTGATAATGTGTAATCAGAATTTTTAGAGGATATGTTGAGATGAATAAAGAAGCAGAAAAAATATATAATAATATTAATGATATATTTGGGTATCCTCAAAAGTATAAGGGCGTAGAAATATATCCATTATTAGTAAAAGACTTAGAACATATAAGATTATTCAACCTTATATTTACTTACCCAAAACTTGCAGCATCATCCACTAAAAGATTATATTTAATGAGTTATTTAAAATTTATGTTGCAAGAGATGTATGTGGAGATAGACAATATAGAGAAATTTTTTAAGCATGTTACAAGAAAAGATAATGTTAAACTAGAAGTATATAAACATAAAGAAGGAGAATTAAAAAGTCTTGATGATGCAATATTATTTTTAAATATTGATGGAATTAAATTTTCAGAAGAAGATTTTGAAAATTTAAGAGAAATTATTTTGGAGCAGAATGGAAGCTGTATAGATTATATTAACCAGTATGATCCTTCTCTTGAAGAAAGTTTGCGATGGAATCAAAGGGAATATCCTTTGACTTTTAATGACCAAATATTTACTCTTTCTTCATTATTTAAAATTTCTCCAAACAGTATAGGTGAATGGACACTATACCAATTGATAGATATTTTTGATAGGGTCATTACTTTAAAACAGTATGAAATATACGAGCCACTATTGGCATCTGGGCAAATAAAATTCAAAAATGGTAAATTGCAATCATATCTTTACCATAAAAAAAAGAAAAATAGGTATGATAGTATATTGATGAGTCAAGAGGAATTCGGAAAATTGGAATCCGAATTGACAGGTGGAAACAATTTTATAACATAAAAAGGAGAAAAATAAAATATGACTCGTGTGCTTGTTAGTGTCGGTGATGTTATTGTTAGGGATCCCACAACTGGTGTTGCACTTATGTATGGTAAAGCTAATATAGATAGTGCTTTTACCATGTCAGCGAATGCAACAGAAGTTCGTGGCGGTATTAATAACCAGTTATTGTTTACTTATATTCATGATAAAAAGGTTGATGTCAAGATTACAGATGCAACTTTCAATATGGATATTTTGTCATTGAATGCTGGTACTAATGTTTTGAATAGTTCTGTAACTGCATTGAAAACTGAATGTATTACCTTTTCTGCAACGGGTAGTGCTACTCTTGCGGATACTCCGGTTGGAACAAAAGGTGTGAATGTATTCCTTGGCGACCCTGCTACTATTCAAAATGTAACTCCGGTTGGATCTAATATTACAGTTTCTGGTGGGGCAAATCTAAGTGGTTATGCTGTTTATGAATATACTGTGAAGGCAGACCAGCTAACCGTAGAAGCTGTGACTCCTCCATCAATTGTTGATTTAACTCTGACTACTCAAGAAAGAGATTCTGTAACTAAGGGAGTTGTTAACTTAGTCCAGATACACATTCCCAGTTTCCAAATTTTGGGTAATTATACTCTTTCAATGACTGCTGATGGTGTATCAAATCAACCTCTTGAAGGAACTGCACTAGTTACCAAATCTACAAATTGCGTTACAAATGATTACTATGCTACTATTACTCGTATTCCTTATACTGGTGCTACTCCTAGTGTCAACAATTTATATCTTAGCAAAGACACATCTTTCTCAATTTCTAAAGGACTTCCAAAAACTATTCAACTTCAAGCGCTTGGGCTTCGAGGGGGATTGAATGGAAATATTGATGTAACAACTTCCGCGTCTTACCATGTGACTAGCGGTTCGACTACTCTAGCTGCTTACTATAATGTTGGCGCAAATACAGGTCTTGTAACTGCCGGCTCATCTGTTGGCGCAGGTTGGATTGCTATTATCACTGCTTGTTATGTAGATAGTGTCTCTGGAATTTTAACTGATACTGCTACTATTACAGCGACTGCTTAATGATCAACATTGTCTTGGGGTGGATATTTAATAATATCCACCCATTTTTAAAAGGAGGCAATGTATGAATATTACAATTTCTGTAGTGTTGACATGCATGATTGTCGTTGGTGGTTTTATTGTTGGTATAGCAAATTTAATTGACATATTAAAATCTTCAAAAAAGAAACGAAGAATAACAGATACTGGATGGGTTAAATGGATGTATGTATTGCTTGGATTTTATTGGTGTATTTCTTATACTATTTTAATGTTTATTCCAGAAGGAAAAGAATACGCATATACATCTAGATTTATTAGACCATCAATGGCTATTTTAGTATTTTTCTTATTATTGGCTAATCAAAAACCTGTTTATCTTCCAGATTTAATTAGAGATTTTATAAAAAATTTAAAAGAAAAAGGAGAGAAAAGGCATGGAAAATATTAGCATTACTGACATTGTAGCTATCGTTGGCGTTCTTGTAATGCTATGGAAGACTTTTCTTTCTAAAAGCGATAGGCAAAAATTAAAAGTAGAAAATGATAAAACAGTTATTGAAGGAGGACAACTCGCATTAGATAATACGGTTGACGCATTGTCTATTGCGAAAGAAGCTTCTACGCAAGTACAAATAATGCAAAAGGAGCTTGTTGCTAGTTGCAAGAAGTATGAAAAAGAAATAGAAAATTTGAAAATAGATGTAGAAGAACTCCGGTTTGAAGCAGAAGAAAAAGACGCTATGATAGAGTCTCTGAAAGATTGGGCTGAAAGACTTGTTAATCAGGTAAGAACTTATGCGCCTTCAGGAGTTGAACCAGTAAAAATGAAACCTCCGCGTAAAGTCGCTAGAAAATATGAATAAAAATTTAATTAGGAAAAAGGAATATGAAAAAAATAAAATTAAAATTCCCAGAATCTGCAAAAAAGGAAATTTTATTTGGTGAGCAAAAAATAGAAGTAGACACTTTTATTGGTCAAGAATCTAAAGCAATTATTTTAATGGCAATGAATAATTCAAAAGAAAATGATTCGGCTATTAAATTTGTGGAAAATGAAAATGGATTAATATTTTCGGTTTTAGATAGGCAAACTAATATTGACATTAATCATTTGGATATTGATGCTTTTATTTCTAGTGGAATTTGGGAAAAAATAAAATCCGCCATCTCTAATTTTGATGAATTATTTTCTGATATAGAAAAAATTAAGAAAATAGAAAGTTCAGAGACTAAGTTAAATAGGATTTTAGATAAAATCGAAACGCTTTTAAATAATGTTGCCAACCTTGATTTTTCAGATGAAAGTATAAAGAATATGTCAAAAGTTCTTGGAGAGCAATTGGGAAAATTGAGTGACGTTTTTCCTCAAATTAAACAAGGTTCTAATGAACCATAAAAGTTGCATTATAAAGAATAGATCTTATAGTGAATTTTAGTACTATTTGAGTAAAACATGAGCATAAAAGAAAAATTCTGTAAATATTCTAAACATCCTTGCCCTGATTGCAATGGAAAACTTAAAATTATAAATATTATTAATGATGAAGGTGATGTTTTTTATACCGAAAAGTATGAAGTATGCGGTGAATGTGGCTATCAAAATAATATTACTGATAAAAGAAATAATAATAATAAGGTAGAAATAAAGGAGGTCGAATTTGGCAAGTTCAATGCTGATAAAAAACGATGCGATGCTCCTAAAGACTATTGGTAACGATCTAGTAAAAGTTATTGATGATGTTTCGAAATGGATATTAAACCAAATAGAGCAATCTTTGATTAGTAATGTCTATAATTATCCAGAAGGCGATTATGAAAGGTTGGAACAAAATGGTGGTCTTTTAGGGGCATGGAAAAAAGATGCTACAGAATTCATTGGGAACTATATATCTGTTAACGTAGGATTTGATCCTAGCTTATTAGCGTATGTGCCCTCTTTACATCAACACGGAAGTTTATCTGAAGATAGGCGACAGAATATGCCTCAATTAATTGAAGAAGCTCCTAGCGATGGATATGATTTTGGGGGTAGTGCATCAATACGAAGACCTTTCTGGGATGTAATTGAAAAATCGCTTTCGGACGGTTCATTAGATGCTGCTTTGGAGAGCGCTTTTACTCGTCACGGATTCGTTTGGCAAAGAATGTAATTTTGAGATTAAAAAAAGGAGAATAATAATGGAAGTATTTGCAGAGTACGGTTGGGTTTTCTTACAAGGATTGCTTAACTATTTAGTTCCTTTGCTGGCTGCTCAAGCTGCAGTTCTTTTGGGTGCTTGGATTGTGAAAATGGTTAATGAAGTTAAGGCTAAATTAACGGCTGATCAATTAACGGTCTTGACTACCGCCGTTGATATCGCAATTAAAGCAGCCGAACAAATGAAGATTAAGGATGCTTTGATTGACAAGAAAACAGAAGCATTGAAAATTGCACAGAAATATTTAACTGATCATAAAGTTAAAATTGATGTAATCACTTTAGAGGCAGCCATTGAGGCTGCTGTCTATTCGGCTTTTAATACTGGCAAATAAATAGGATAAATTAGATTTAAGGCAGGATTATTAATTTAATCCTGCCTATCGTTTTATCATGGATTGGAGGAATATGCAAGAAATAAAAATTGTAATAGATTATGATGTTTTGAACAAATATTATGATGAATATTTTGATAAATATCCGAAGAGAAAGAAAAGAAATATAGAAAGCCCAATTCCGCCTAGCTTGAATATGTGGATGATTATGCCTAGATTTAAAATGAATGCACAAAAACAAGCATGGAAAGATTTTGGAAAATGGCTAGTAGAATATAATAAATTATCAAATATGAAATTAGATAAATGTAAAATTATTATTGAATATTTTTTTGAAACTAAGCATCGCCATGACGCAGATAATTATACGCCAAAAAATTTATTTGATTCATTCACTGTTTCGGGATTACTGACAGATGATGATTTTTCTCATGTGGAATCTTTGACCATAAAAGGCAATTATTCCAAAGAAAATCCTCGAACAGAGATTGTGTTTA